TCCACTCTTCGAGATGACTCCATCTTTATCTACTGCAGATATGGCTGCATCGAGACCTACCGAAGACAGAAGGGCTTGTTCGGTACGCTTGTCGTAGGAAATGAGCGCCTCGATATATTCCTTATACTTGAGGTCGATGGTTTCCACCTTCCACGACTGTTCGTGTCCCTGGGCATCCATAAAGGAGATGGAAGAGAAACCTTTGCCCTGGTTGTCTGCACCTGACAGATAGGAGCTGAACTTGCGTACCTCGTCACGAACATACCGGACCATGCACGACTCCTTGAAGTCGGTTCCGATATCGATGCCGTTATACTTCAGCAGTTCCATGCCCTTCGACTTGCGTCGCTTATTTTCCTCGCAGAGCTTGGTCATCTGGGTGCGCTTGCTCTGGATCCATGCATTAGGAATAATGACATGCACCTTTGCAGCCAGCGAGTTTTTCAGAAAACTGTTAATGTATCGGGCTGTCTTGTTACTACCTTGTATGTATGGACGAGCTCCCTGATGTGTCTCGTTGGCTCCGTAGAATTCGTCTACCGATTTCTCTCTGTGATGAGAGATCGCAGCATAACGGTAGTTGTCAACTTCGTTAAAGCTGAACTTCGGATAAACCGAGTAACTCGATAAGCCATAGGAGAATCGTCCTACTACAACCTGTTTAAAGTCTCCGTACGAAATCAATTCTGAAGCAACGTCCTGTCGGGTAGTTGCCAATCTGCAGTAACGGTTCTCCATCGCCTCAAGCGCAGCAACCGGCTTGCCCATACCTATCACCTTACCTCGGGTGAAGCGCCACTTCACGAAGAAGTCGCCAAAGTAATAGAAGTTCTTGATGCACGTCTTGCAGAACTCCTCAACTGAAGGAATGCCACGGGAACTCCAGGAGTCGAGCCATTCCATTACTTCGGGCTGTTCCTCGTACTTGCGTACCAGCTTGCCGTTCTCAATAGCCTGCTTGTATACGGCGAGTCCGTGGCCATAGAGCATCTTGATCTCCTTGGAATAGAGACGAGGGAGCAGTCGGTTCTCCTTGATTTCCTTAGTCACTTCGTCGCATTGCTGGTTGTTGTGGCCACGCATCAACACCTGATATCCCTGTATGCCCAGATAGTGATGCTGCTGCATCCAGAGCGTACCACCGAATGGAGACTCCAGGAGTGGTGACTGGAAGAGCTGGTCTGCACCAAAGATGGAGTCACCTTCACCTAGCTGGAAGGTGAAGGTATTGCCATCGGCAAGGTAGATGCCGGCGTTGCCATACATGTCTATTTCGTATTCTTTCATAACCAATTTATTTTGTGAAGTTTGTATCCATCTTGAGGGAAACCCATGTACCTGATGAGAATCCGGTAACACATCTTTGGCTCTCCATCTTCGTCTGTATAGAGAAGGTAGTTCTCTCCATCGATGGCGAAACGTTCCTTCGGCAACTGGGTTCGATACTTACAATGCCTGCGCACCTGAAGCTTTGCGCTCGCCTCGCCTCTCTGCCTGGAGTAAGGAAAGAAAACCAGGGTAAACTCCCCATCGGGCAGCTTACTGATTTCCCTGGCCCACTGGAGTGCCGTGATGCCATCCATGATGATGTTCTTACTTGTCTTGCTCATAATGATGCGAAGATAGCGAAAAAATATCGCCCTGCAAAAGACCGGCTGTACCTGTTCCCCGTCATATTTCCGAGAATCGTAAGGCCTGCACCTCTCTTTCCCTTCTCAGCGGTGCGTGCTCGTTTGGGTAAGGTGTTTTTGGGAGTTTTTCTTCCAGCCGGTCCGCTTGGGCTGATTATCAGTATTTTAGCATTTATACCCTTTCATTTTCCGTAAATTATTGATATGCCCGCGAAAATTATTACTGCAGAAATGCAGCATTATTCTGCGTCTATATTTCGAAATTGTCCGGTAAATCGGTAGGATATGTACTTAATTCCGCCTTCACGGCATCAGAATAAAGGCCGTAAAGCAGGTAAATCATCGCAGAAGGCAGCTGCGTGGTGAGTCCTGCCTGATTCTTCAGTTGCTGTTTCTTCTCCGAGCTCTTGTCTAGCTCTATTTTGCCGTCCGTTTTCTTCAGAGGGGATATCATGATGGCAGAACAGAGGTTCTTGCACTCATTCTCATCGATACGGATGACAGGCAGAAGCGGACTGCGCTCGCCGAAGAGCATCTGGCAGAGCTTGAACTGCTGCCAATGGTAGATGGTAGGCGCATCCTCGTTATAGAGTATCACCATGAAGCCATACGACTCCAGGGCAGCCTTCAGATTGAGCGAGTCGGTAGTTATCTGTTCCCGCTCCTCCCTGCGCTTGTTGCCGGCGCGGTCTGGATAGAGATAGATTGTCTTATTTACGGCTGCAGATCCGAAGAACTGGTGTACCTCTGCCACGAGGTCGTTGTAATCCTTGGGCAGGAAGGCAAAGAACTCCTTGATGATGTCGAGACGCCTGCCGTAATCTTTCTTCTGGGCAACGATGAGCGACTGGAAGTTACCAGGGTCGTATCCCATGTAGAGCGGTTCGTGAGGATCGTAATGTAGAAGATACTCTGCCGTAAGGATAAACCTATCCTTCAGATTCAGGCGAAGAATGGACTCATACTTATAGCTATCCTTGAACTGATGCTTTGCGTGGTCGTAGTTAATGAAGAACTTATTGGTTACCTCCTTGTGACGGATGGCGCAGATAGCCGTGAGGAACTCGTCCGTATCAAGAGTGTCCAACTGAGTCTTGAAGAACTTAGGGCCTAGGATATCCTTGTTGCAGAAGGAGGATGCACGGATATAGTAGATGGCATTACGCCTCATATCTGCCAGACGAGGTTTCCATCTCGCCACGAAGGCATTGAGCTTAACAGACTCAAGTCGCATCTTCTCAAGGAGAACAGGGTCTTTCGAGTCTCGTTCCTGCTGCTTGAGCACGAACAGACGGTAGAGACTTCTGTTAACTTCCAGGGCAACGGTTGCAATCTCCTCGATAAGTTTCGGGTTCACCTTCTTTTCATAATCCTCAAACCAGTCATCTTCGCCGAGGTCGACGCGAGCCGTATCACTCACACCCGTAACACCCTCATAATAAGCAGAGCAGCGCACATTGGCTGGACCTCCACGTAAAGACGGGAACAGGCGGGTTTTGAGTTTTTCTCCACTATTATGCTTCATTTCTTCAACGAAAGCGTGCACGGCATTTCTACCGGCAACAGATTCCGGCTGGTCGCTTGATACGAGCTGAAGATGGGCGCCATTTCGGAATATCACGCTATGCTTAGCATAGGCTATCGGATATCGGGGTTTCCGGAAGTGGGAAGGCAGCGTGCTCTCTCCTACTACGTAATCAATACCATATTCCAGCATGGATCTCTGTTGCCCGTTCACTACTACCTGACGCGAGAAGTATGCCTGTATGTTTGGCCAGACGTTGGTCATCAGCGCCACGTAGGTTTTGTGAACCAGGAAGGATAGCTCTCCCGGCATATCGTTGGCAACACGTATCAGGCGAGGACCCGTCACACCTTCGGTCTTACCTCCGGCACGGGCAACCTCGGCAAAAAGCATGTTGGGGTCGATGATGTTGGCAAGCAGCTGCATGTTGTTCATGTAGTAATGCTCGAATTCACCGAGTGTATTATCATTCAAAATCAGTTGGCTCATCACTTAGATCCTCCACAATTTCCGCTTCCTGAATATCAGCATCACGAAGCAATCGTTTCTTTTCTGAACTCTCGATAGGCAAACCATCGATGAGAGATATGTAAAAACCGCGGTTGTACTTGCCGGCAATTTCCTTGAGGTTCTTTTTCTGAAAACCTAATTCTTCCGGGGTAACTTCTGGAGTAATGAGGAACACAACTCCGAGATCTCTATCCGCCTCTGCCTGTTCGGACGCACGTCTGCGGCATTCCAGGGCTTGATCCATACAGGCTTTCTGCATTTTATAGTCGCGCTTGGCAGAACAGAGCTTGGCAAGGTCCTCGTACTTATTGGCAAAATCATTTTCCCAGACCTTGATGCTTACGTTACAATCCACATTGAAGTAAGATATCGCCTGGTTAATGCGGGTCATGCAGGTACGAACATCGAGGGTTATTTTCTGCTGCGCGGCAATTCGCTGCTTGAGCTGACGGGCGCCACGGGTAATATTACGTTCATACTCGTAGATTTCGGCTGCCCATTGCAGCTGCTTCAGAAAGGTCTGTACATCCTCTGGAATGCCTTTACCCTCACCTGTAGTCAGAAAGGTGGTAATTAGGTCTGGATGAACGCTCTCCAGCTTTTCTATCTCGCTTTTCATACGCCAAACAACTTCTTTCTAAGTTTCAGTTCTTCGCGATCCTGCATCCGCTCATTCAACAGTTTGATGGCATCGAGGTCGCCGTTTGCTGCCAACTCGGCTATCTTCTCGTCTGCCTTGAGTTGAGCCTGCTCTAGTACACCTCCGTTCTTCATCATCGAAACGCAGGTTTCTGCAATCTTCTTTAATTCCGTCTTATCCATCTGATTTATCTGATTTGTCACTATACTGTTCCATTACCATCTTGAACATGCGTTCACGTTCCTGATGCCGCTGGAGGTTCTCACGGTCGCTGGCACGTTTGTCCTTGCGATCATCTCTTTTAATGTAGCTCTTATAGCGCTTGATATTGTCGAGCACGTTCTTATGCTTATGAAGAAACTCGGCAGGATCCTTCTTGAACAGTTTTACGAGTTCATCGAATTCGGACTTATCCTTCAGCAATGGATGTTTATACAGAAACTTGCCGGTATCGTTGTACGCCTTCAGTTCGTCGAATGCCTGAAGATTACGGATGCGGAGTTCCGCCATGGCGGCCACATCATTCGCCTTCGGTTTCTTGTCCAGGAGTTCGTCGAGTTTCTTCATCTTGCGCCATGTATTGATGCGGTCGTTATAGATGACGGTTGCCATCTGCACGTCCTCGTTATAGAGGTTATCCCAGTCGATGTTAGGATATTCCTCTTCCTTTTGAACTACTTTTTTTTTGAGTCCTCGCCAGGGTCGGCAGCATCAGGCTGTTCTGATTCCTGTTGATTTTCACCTTCAGGAGTCTCTTCTTTGGTTGAAGTGTTACTTGAACCATCATCAGGTATCTGCTCTCCTTCAGTTGAAACATCACTCGAACCATCTTTCGGCTCCTGTTCTCCTTCGGCTGAAGTATCACTAGAACCATCTGCAGGTATCTGCTCTTCTTCAGTTGAAGCATCACTCGAACCATCTTTCGGCTCCTGTTCTCCTTCGGCTGAAGTATCACTAGAACCATCTACAGGTCCCTGTTCTTCCCCAGCTGAAGTATCACTAGAACCATCTACAGGTCCCTGTTCTTCCCCAGCTGAAGTATCGTTTAATTTCTCGAAATAGATTCGATGATCTACGATATCCCCTTCATCGCACTCATCCAAAAGAGCGTAGAGTATTTCGTCTGCATAACGTTTCGGGTCACGGGCGAAACGAGTAAGTTTAGGATGGCGAGGGTTTACATCCTCCAGGAGAGCAAGGTCGGCTTCAGCGTGCCCGGCTCCTCTGAGTTTATTGAATAATTGCAATTTTTCTCTTCTACTAATCATACCTTATATATTATAAAAGGTGCGCCACCTCTTGTGGCGACACACCTTAAAATTAACTAATAAACTAAATAAAATGAGAAACGCTAAGAAATTGTTGTCTTACCAGTTGAAGAACCTGAAGCCGTATTCTGCCTTGTGCCAGGAGCCGTGTCTGAATGAGCGACAGCAGCGGCGGCTGTCACACCAAGAGGATCCTCAGCATACAGGCAAGGAAGGTCTACAGATGTGCGCTTAAATGTGAAGGTGGTGTATCGGCCGTCCTTATCGTCCTTAGTCTCTGTATTATTGAGAATCATAGGGCGCTCAGGTTCGCCGACGATATACCATTGGGTATCCTTTACATGCTTATAAAGAATAATAAACTTACCACCAGCATACTGCTCAATGAAGTTATAGAGATCCACGCGAGTGCCACCCATGATGATTACCAGGTTATTCTCGCCAGATGTCGTGATATCTCCCTTCTCTGTCGTAGCCGTAAATGTAGGAATATCATGCGCATCGAAGAGATAAGCCTTCAGGGTGTCGGCGACCTCTGTCTTAAATGGCATTGCCTTGACTTTGCGGTCTTTATCCGGCTGAGGGAAGGCCTTCGATAAATCAATTAAAGTCGTAGGAACCAATACCACCTGGTAAGCAATGGCAGAACCATGGGTATCTCGGTCTGTCACATCTTCGATAGATGTCAGCGCAACGAACGAAGCCATAGAGACTCCTGTGCCACCTATACCGAAGGTAGATGTAGGATCAGCTAACATCTGCAGAAGTGAAACGATGCCGAGCAGCATAATGAGCGTCATGAAGAGAAGACGGCCCTTATGCTGGGCATAATGATAACCCTTGTTAGGGTTATAAGTACGAGAACGTACTGGAATATTGTTTTTCTTCATAATTTTTTCTGAAAATGTAGGCGAGGTACGCCGTACCTCACCTACGAGTTAACAATATATATAATAAGGACTAACGGCCACCAGAAACATTAGGCTGAACAGCCTTGTTAATGGTTCGCTTGCCACCTACGCGACGTTCGAGCTCACGGAACTTCTCGTCCTTGCCGAGAATAACCATGATATAGTCGCCAGCCTGGCTAGGAGTCCATGCTGCGGTAATATTTGCAAACTTGTCACTCTTGGCAATGGTAAGCTGATGCTTGGTATCATCCTCACCAATCTCGATACAGTAAGCTACGCCAGCCTTTGCATTCGTGATATTCTCGATAGCGGTTGCCGTAGTAGCATCATCTGTAATCTGCCAGAAGCCGTTTGCGCCGTTGATCTCTGCACCAATAACAGTTGCAGGGAGGTTGGTAAAGATCTGCTGGAATTCGTAATCGTTGGCATCCATGGCAGCCTTATTGTCGAACTTGCGACCGGTAAAGGCTGCACCACAACCTTCTTTCCATGTGCTCCAGGCACGAACCATCTCCATCTGTTCCTCCATCTTTACGGCGAACATCTCGCCAGGGAGGTTCTCTACAAACTGGATATTGCCAGGAACATCCATAAACATCCAGCAAGACCTACCCTCATATGGGAGCCACTTAATCTGGATAGTAGAGTCAGGAACACGGTTCTTGTAGCCGTTAGGGCCGGTAAAGTCCTGATCCTTGCCATAAGTCTCGCGGCAGTTAGCAAGCCACCAGTCAATATGGTTCTCATTGAGATAGAGAACATGGTTATCGATGGTCATGCCCTCAGAGAGGTGAGTCTTAACGTCGGTAATGAACTCCTTAACCGCATCCAGCATATTAGCTGAAGTATAAGTATTGTAGCTCTTATTAGCAAATGGCTTAATGCTGTAGTCGTGGATGTACCGAAGCAAGGTATACCAGATACCTGTACCTGCATTGAGGTAGCTTGATGCCTGGCCAGTCTCCGGCTTAACATAGATACCACGCATACGACGCTGGTTCTGCTCGTCCTGAGCCTTCTTCAGAAGGTTGAGAAGGCAGAATTCAACCATAGACCACTTGATAGGATCGGAGCCCTCCTTATTGAGATAAGCGATATACTTACGCTCAAGTTCCTTCATTGGGCCAAACTTAACCTTAATCATGGCGTCATCAACATAGCCCATCTCGTTTTCGAGCTGCATGCCACCCTTGTAGATTTCACCTTCCTGGTAGCCCTGAGATACCTCATCGAAGAATGCGTTGAAGAGAATGTCACGATCCTGAACACCATAGCGAACTGGGAAGAACTCTGTAAGATTACGAAGCTCAAGGATTCGGGCAATAAGCGCATCCTGGCGAAGGATGACAAACTGGTCGCCCAATCCGGCATTATCCACGCCTGAGTAATTAGTAGCGAACTGGCCGGAAGCGAGAGCCTTAACGTTGCCAAGCTCGTTGCGTACCTGGTGATATTTGTAACGCTCCTGGAGTGATCTCGCGAACGCCATCGCTTCAGAACGGAATGCTTTGCCGTCTGTCTCCTCGTTTGGCGCAGATGCTAAGGCTATCTCAGGATTAGCGACAATGCGGTTCCAGCGCTTTTTCATATCGAACATAGAATGCTCGATACCGAAAAGGTAGTTAGCGTTAGTTTCGAAACCGTTAATAGGAATAGAAGGAGCAGTAACATGAGCAGCAGGTTTGTCATCTGCTGTACTATTAGCCATCTTCTTCATATTCTCAGCGAGAGTGTTGACAGCTGTAGAGAGTTTCTCGAACGATACATCCTGGCTGTTCTCGTTCTTCTTTCCTGCATCATCATCGTCGTCGCCACTTCCATCGCCGTCAGAATCATCATCCTTTGACTTGTTAGCCTTTGAGACAATGGCATAGAGCTCATTGATCTGCTTCTGATGCTCAGCCTGCTCGGCTGCACTATTCTCCGCAGCGAGGTCATCCATGAGAGTACTCTGGTACTCTTTCTGGTACGCCTCGCAAAGAGCCTTATACTCATCTGCGGTAAGGCTCTTATTCTCAAACTTCTTAGTAAAACCAAGACTCTCGAGAACCTTGTTTAACTTTGCTTTGAAATTCATAAATCAATCATTTAAATATTAAAACAACTTAGATCAAACAAAAATAATATATTAGCTAAATCCGTAAAGGCTCTGCGTCCCCATATAGGTCTCTCCAAGTTCTGCCACCTCTGCAATCGCCTCCAGTAAGGTGCGCTTACCGTCGATGAGACCGACTTCTTCGGCTGGAGCGGTATACAGGCTCTCTCCCTGAAGTACCGGGGCGTCATCATCCAGTTCTGCCAGTTTGGAACGCTGAGATTTCACTTCTGCCAGGAACTGTTCATTCATCGGATCAAGAACATTCTTAATATAGTCTTCAGACTTACCGTTCTTCAGGTCCTCGAAAATCTTATTCTTCCGGCTAGAATTGGTAGCCTTCGCTACAATCTTCTTCAGCCCTAACTTCTCGAAGTATGGCTCAAAGTTCCAGAAGGAACACATAGTACCGATGCATCCAACGAAGTCATGATTCGTTGTTGCGTAAAGTTTCTGACCATGACAGCCGATGTAATAGGCTGCCGATGCGCAGTATTCTTCATAGATGGCAATGATAGGTTTCTTGGCGCTTCGCAGAGTCTCGCTCAATCGATCCATGTACCATGCCTCTCCTCCTGGAGAATTGATATGAAGGAGATGAGCGGATATCTGCGGGTTGTTCTCAGCGGCAATAATATCCTGTTCCAGCTGTTTGGAAGAGAAATACCAGTAGCTGTTTGCTGTCACAACTCCGAATACACGATGATATGCGATTGTACCATCATCCAGAGATGGCGAATTGTATTCATCCGTGAGCTGTACACTTTTCGTTTCATCTCTCTGCGATACCTTGGCAGATATCGCTAACAGCGCTTCATGCGTCTCGTACTGATAATATGTATGAGCCTTGAGATATTCCCGAATCTCAGGAATACTCATCGCCTGTTCGGCTTTTTTCTGTTCGAAGCTTACCACCGTACCATTCAATGGGAATGCAGCTACCATCAGCTGACGGTAGGCATCCTCAGTAATCCATAGAGGTAGAGTGGATAGCAGAAGGGTCTGTATTTCGTCCATTTCAATTAAGTTTTCCACAAAGGTACATATATATAATAGGTATATAAAAGACCTTAAAACAATGGATTCGCAAGCATTTTACACTTAACAATAAGCTTCGCCTTATTCAGATGCCTGACGAGCTGAACCTTCGCCGGTATTGTTTCCGTACCTATATCATAGGTACGTGCATCCGAACGGCCGACGCTTGCGAGCATGACTATCGCACTACGGACAACCTTCAGCTCGTTAAAAATGCTCTCCTCCGCTGCTACATCAACGATAAATGTCTTGCTACAATCCCAATATACACCTCCATTTTCTTCTGCTATGGAAGGCTCGAATGTGAACGGGTCAGCGCTGAAAACGATGCTTTTTTTAGAGCCTCCAAGGAGGGAAACCACTAAAAGACAGGAAAACTCTTTCATAATGTTAAATTTTAGAGCGATTATTACTAATTTTTGAGTGACAGAAATTTGCACTCAGTATGTATTAAAAATAATTAAATACCCCGTTTTTTTGGTATTTTCGAGGTGTTTTCGGAAAAAGCCGCTGGCGGTAGCGATAAAAGTTCTTCAGGAGCGCATCGGGCGATATAGACCTCAGAGAGTATCTCCTGATGAAATTGTCTACCACATCCTGGTTCCGTAACGGCCTGCCCAACTCTTCATTTTCAATCATGAGTCGATGAAACTCGAAATTGAAGAGAAGTCGAATATGCTCTTCTATTTTTTTCGCCGCATTACTGGATAGATAATTGAAGTAAGCCGGATCCTTACCAGGATGCCCATCCATCTTTGAGCGCCGTGAAGGCAGATATATCTTGAGATTACAGTCTTGCATGACGTCATGGTGAGAGTCTGGCTTGGCCATACAATTCCACACCACATGATACAGATCTGTGGTGTATGGTATTTTTACTCCGCCCGTTTCTGGCTCAATTTCTAGCTTTTTCTGAATGTACTCTGCCAGATAGGGCTCAATTCTAACAGACGCTGTTCGTTTCGAGAGACGTTTTTTTCTTTCCATATCGTTTTTGCTTATTTTTGCTTCCTACCGTCCTACAATCCTACAAATTGTAGGCTTACGAATGCAAAGATACTACATTTCAGCGAGTTACACAAATTTTATCAAACATATTTTTGTCCTACACACTCATTTTTTCGTTTCCTACACGTCCTACAATCCTACAAAATGGGGTATTTTGTAGGACGAAATCTCCAAAAGCGCCAAAATGTAAAAATTTCCTATTTCCTACAACGTCCTACAATCCTACAGCATTTCCTACAAAACCACAAAAACGCAAAAATACACATAACATACTGATAATAAGATAAATAGATAATAATAATAGTTTGAAAAGAAATACATTTGTAGGATTGTAGGATTGTAGGAAGGCATTTTTCTGAAAATCATTTTCAAAACTTCGTTTTCTCGGTTATTTTTGGATTTTTAGGGGGTACGGGGGATTTTTCGCATCTGGAACACACATAAATGTAAAGAAATACCCACGCTCGCCCTCCCGGGTTTACGTGGGTAAAAATATGCAAAATTCAACTCAAATTTATGCGGAAAACTTTTGGTTTTCTCGAATATTTTTTGTATCTTTGTATCGTTAAATTGGGGTAGTCTATACCTTATATAAGGTAGTTTTCTGGCTCCTATCAGAACGGTTTATCCCCATTCTTACCTGCGTCAGTCTCGTCAAATGGTATGCTGCCAGGCTTGTATTGCTGGGTATTGATATCAGCATTAGCCTCCCCATTTACTCCTGGAGTACTCTGAGCGACGCTCTCGGCGAGGATTTCTCCTCGTCTGAAGTCGATATTATACATCTCCATGAACTTGTCATAGTCGATGATAATTGCACTTGTAGATGTAGAGCGCTCCTTACGCACTCTTACCATTGTTTCCTGGTCGTCCGGCTTGGCTACCTCGACGGTCTCCTCCCAGGTGAAACGTCTAGATGGTACGGTTCCAATATATGATGGATGTGAGCGAAGATTCTGCTCAAGGGTAGATAATGTCGTATTCTCGCTGTTATACCCACTTCTGTCATATATAGAATACACGCTGCTGAGACGAAGGAACAGAACATGTGTTCCTGGATCGAAAGCGAACGTTTTCTTGTCCCCGTGCGAATCTTTACCGGTAACACTCTTAGGCTGCTCGATGAGCATCTCTCGACCAACGAGCACCTGTTTTGTATCGATCATATTATTGACGGCATTGAAGAACATGGCAAGTTTGTCCGTACTTCGGATCAGAGAAAGCTGGAACTTGATTTTCTCCTGCACAAGTGCAAAAAACTCATCATACGTGAACGGTAGTTTAAGCTTAGAGTATTGCTCTACAAGTTTCACCATTCCGAGGAAGAGGGAAGCCGTCTTCATGAGTCGGTCCATCTCTCCGGAATTGATTACATCACTCTTGAGCTCGCTGTATGCCTCCTGCTTGAGCGCACGGAAATGATCCATGACTGCCGGTCTGAGCGACAGTACTTCTAGTAATACGTTGGATAATCCTATATTCTTCTCTATATTCTTGAGCTCTTCGAACAGCTTAGTCTCCTCTGGTGTTCTGTTTTTCGGCTTAGGAACCTCGCAGATAATAACACGACTCATCAGGGCGTTGTCATCTCGCTGAGGGGTCTCCTGGCCACAAATGATCACAGGCGCAAATACCTTATCATTCTCAATATCTCTTCCAGATGTCCCGCGACGCTTCTGCTTGCCGTCTCCGTCGTATACTATACCCTTCAGAGCCTGGAATTTGGTATCTGAGATATCTTTATTATTGTACTCATCGAGCACGACCGGGACATCTCGAAATGTACCCATGATGGTGCTCATGGCCGCATCAGTACCTGTATTGAGGTTGAATATCGGAATAGTAGGACTTATGAACAGAGATCGGATAGATATCGCAATCTGAGTCTTACCTGAAGACATTGGACCCATGAAGAAGGGCGCCGTGAAGAGTCGGTCCAGACAATGTATGTTACTTCGGAATGCGCACATCAACGCAAAAACGATAGCCCATTTGCCGTTATCATTAATCTTATAGACCTTATCCATTAAGGATGCCCATTTTTCAAAACTGACCTGCATGTCGGCAGGAATATCATCGTATGTCAGCTGAGATATCAGTTCGTACTTGTCTGACTGGCGCCCGGATCCAGCGTAAATGGTTGAAAACGCAGGAAGATAATAGTTCATGTGATTATGGGTGACAACACCCAGCTCGTTAACCTTCTCAAACACATATTTTCCGTCCTTGTCCTCGTGGGCGATACCATTGGCAAAGGCGAAAAACTGCTCATCTGTCTTCCGGCTCATTCCCTCCGACTGCTGGTTGCCATATACCTGGATCTCCCGGCACTGAACGAAATGGCGGCTCATATATTCTTTTATACGCCTCCACTGCCATTCTTCTCCGTCTGTAAAGTTCACGCCTTCATAGTTGATAAGAACGTCCTCGATGGTACTCATCTTCTTTAGAGAACTTGACAGCACCTCGATATATAACGGCTTGTCGAAGTAACGACGATTCACCTTCAGCACTCGCTTGTTCTGCTCGAAATCTTCGTTGAAGATATGGAGAAGAGGAACCATATAGAAGTCTGCAACCTGAGAGAATCCACGTCCGTTCTTATTCTGGAACATATAGCAGACTGGTATGCCCTGCTTATTAAGGCGAGGATAATACTTGCACTCACGAAACATCTGTGCGTACTCTCCCTCCTTGACATAACTGGGAACTTCATCACCGTCAAAGTCATCATCATAGAGATCATCCTTCAGGGCATTCGCCTTCATTACATTTTTGCGCTTGTTGACGAACGGCTTACGGATCTCGTCGAACTGGCCCTTGGATAGCCCTAATTTACTGCAGTAATGGTTCTTGTTGACAGTTATCACGGTTTCCTCCGCATAGCTGGTCAACTCGATACACCTTGTAATGATCGGAACCTTGTCGCCAAGGAAGCCGGACAGCAGATCGCCATGTATGCGTATATAGAAGTCTATAAAGGATTCTACTTTATCCTCGTGCATGACTCTTATCTGCGAGATTCCTGCCTTGAACATCTCGGCCAGAGCGGAGAGGTAACTACTATCATCGCCCGTTGTCGTATCTATACTGCAGCCCTCTTCGGTTGTGGCTAGATAGCAGCAGATTCGGCGGAGGTTCTGAATATCGGTAGCCGACGGAACGCCTGCTACGTACACAATCGGATTATCTCCATAAGACTCCATGAACGCATCGATGGAAGATGTTACGATAGCAGGCTCGTTATTTCTCAGATTATCCTTTAGGTCATCAAGTCCAAAAATACCCTGCAGCATATCCTCTTTCTTGAGATTCTCGACATTACGTCGGATATCCCGAACTTTATCTTCCAGAATAGTCATCTTCGTATCGAAATCCTTAGTCATGCTCTTCATATATTCAAGGCGCAGTCCGGCGTCCTGCACGCATGCTACCAGGTTAGCGATAGTGTTCATGGCTGAAGCGATTGTAGCCTCGTCCTTGCATCCGCGAGGAACCAGCATTCTTTTCATCGCCTTCGGAAATGTTTCAGTTGCATCGATTAACTTCTGTTTTACGCCATCCTTACAGAGCTGACCGTAGCTGTCTGGATCATATCCCTTAGGCAAGCGAACGCACCTGACGCTCGCTCCTGCCGTCAATAACAGTTCACTATTCTTGACGGCAGCCTTAATCCCTGCGCTGTCCGCATCGTAGATCATTACAACAGACTGAGTGAAGCGCATAATGAGTTTTACCTGGTCATCGGTAAATGCTGTTCCCGATCCTCCGATAACGTTCTCGACCCCATATTTATGTAGAGTGACAACATCGAACTGCCCCTCTACGAGATAAGCAAAACCCTCTTTCGCTATCGCCCTTTTTGCTTGGAACAGTCCGAAAATATGCCGACCTTTTCTGAAAATGGGCGTCTCTCCGGTATTAACATATTTGCCAACTTTATCGTTCGGAGTAACAATTCTTCCGGAAAACGCAACGACTCTTCCAGACACGTCGTAAAACGGGAACATTACGCGGTCTCTGAAGAAGTCATAGTTTCTACCGTCTTGAGACTTGCCTACGACTCCAACATCTTCCAATATCTGCAGACTGTACCCATTCTCCACGAGATACTTCATCGCTACATTACCATTCGGAGCATAGCCCACTCCATATTCTGCAAGCACCTTATCTGTATAATCGTAACCGCGTTTTTTAAGGAAGCTCTCCGCTTGCGAGATATTGCCCTGGTAGAACTTTGCGGCAGCAGCAATGGCTATACGACGAGACTCCAGCAATTTATACGCAGCGTTTTCTTCCGGAGTAGATTCTTGTTCCGGAAACTCAACATCAGCGAGCTTGCAAGCTATTCGCAATGCCTCGTTAAAAGTTATCTGGTTGTATTTCTGCAGAAAGTCCAGAACGTCTCCATGCTCACCACACACGAAACAATGGTACGTCTGTCTAGCCTTATTAACCATCATAGAAGGATGACTATCATTATGGAACGGACAGATACCCTTGTAGTTAATGCCCGCCTTCTGAAGATTAATATAGGCGCCTATCACATCAACAATATCAAGTTTACTCTTGACATCGCTAATGAAGTCTGAGTTGATTTTCATATTTCTTATTTTGTTTAGCCGAACAGATTGAGCTGTAGGGAATCGAATGCTTCAGATATCGTAATATTGAAGTATGCTGCCACAGCTTTATACTCTTCTGGTTTTATAGCCTTACGGCCGAAGAAAATGTCCCAGTATCTTACCTGGTTAATACCAGTCTCCTTAAAAAAGAACTTACTTGGATGGAAGTCCTCAAGATGACGGAAGCGACACTCAAGCAACTTCTTCAGGCGATTCTCCTTAACAACCTGATGTTTGTCGTCCAACCTATGGCGAAGCGCATATAATCGAACGGCCATTACGGAACGATCGAGTTGTCGTGCCATATCCTCAAGACTCATTCTTCCGTAATTCCCAACCAGGTATGCAATTTCGTTTTTGTTCCATTTTCTATTACTCATAATCACATATTGGTCTATTATTATACTCGACGTATCTCTTTAATTTGAGACAGAACCAGCCATTAATGCAAGCTCTGCCTTCTTTGCAAATTGCGCATTTCTCATACATAAGCTATTTTGTTTTTATATGCTCCAGGTAATATGCTGCCACCTGCGCTAGTGATCTTAGCTGGAGCTTAGCCTTAATATTCTCCCTATGCCGTTGTACGGTTTTTACAGATATATAAAGACGGTCTGCGATCTCCTGGGCGCGCAAGCCTTTAGATATAAGTTCTACTATATCTAACTCACGATCAGTAAGCTTAGAGTCTAGTTTAGGCTTGCAGATGACACCTTCCATTCTGCATTCGCCACGCAACGGGCACTTGACCTCCTCAAAATGAAAGAAACCGTCTGCGTCGATATCAGGAGTATGTGCATCATATTCGCCGAAATTACATCTGCAGAACCTAGATACAATGTTGAATTCGTATACCTTGCGATTTAGTTCGCTCGCCGTATACAGCTCACACAGAGCCCTAAAGGTTTGAGGATATCTGGTTTTAATTAGGTCTAGCATCTCCTCGATAACTTCGCGGCTGTCGGCTGTAAGTTCCTGGACAGGTTTGCCCAGTTGCTTATACATAACATCACCTTCTGGTGTATTGTAAAACTCGACTGACTCCATACTTACTCCTCCGGAAAAAGTTCGCTCTCCTGCATACCTAGATACTCAGCGACAATTCCTCTACATAGAGCGTTCGGCTTGGACTTGCCTTGAATCCATCTGTAGACGGAATTATTAGATACCTTGCATTTCTCCGCAAGTGCTTCTACAACCTTACAACGAGGGTATGGAAGACTCTTCATGTACTCACTAAAACCCATATTTTTTAAAATTTTTGTTTGAAATCATCATTATGTGCGACATTTTTTGTATATTTGCACCGTGAGAATTATTAACACGCTGCAAATATACAACATTTCAGTGATACCACCAAACATTTCACTGATTATTTTTATATTTTTCAGCATTTTGTTTGAAAATAAGATATTATGAGTACAGAAACAACAGCAGAAACTATCAATGAGCGCGTAAATAGCATCATTGAAAAAGAGGGTCACACCATCGCTACATTTGCTAAGAAAATCGGTGTGCCATGGACAACGATCAAAAACATCGTATCTGGGCGAAATGCTCCTAGTTACGATATTATCGTGAAGATCATTAACGCGGTAGATTGGGTTGATGCCAACTACCTGGTAATGGGTGAAGAACTCACGAAAGGCAATCAGGGCAACCTGTTGACAATCGTTGAGAGACAGAATAAGACTATCGAGAGCCAGCAGAAGACTATTGATAGGCTTACCAAAAAGATGTTAGAAAACTAAGATTTAATTGCACCGTTTTTGCGTAAAATGAGCTATTTTGCCAAACATTTGTTCTATAGCAATCATACAACTGTTTGAGCATCTGTAACTTGTTTGATACGCAACTCGGTGCATTTTCGGTGTTGTATATGTAAAAACCAGAAAAGCCCTAGTTGATTATCAGGCAGTTATAACGTATCATGCCGGCATATAAAATCGTATTATCTTTTCTTGCATTATTATGCTGCATCAACATACAAGCTGGAGTGAAACTGCAGAAGCAAGGCTCTGCAACCCAGCTTGTTGTCAATGACAAGCCGATGCTTCTCCTGGCTGGTGAGTTGAGCAACTCTGCCGCAACGAGTCCTGCCGACATCAGGAAAGCATTGAAACAGATGAAGAATAGCGGAGTCAACTCTGTCTTCGTTCCTGCATATTGGGAATTTGTAGAACCTAATGAGGGCAAATATGATTTTGCACTTGTAGACAGCGTCATCACAACTGCCCGTAAGCATGACTTGAAGATTGTCTTCCTATGGTTTGGTGCCTGGAAGAATTCCATGAGCTGCTATGCTCCACTATGGGTAAAGGAAAACACCAAGCGTTTCCCTCGTTCACTCACAGAGAACAGCAAGCCATTAGAGATATGCACAGCCTTCAGCGATAACCTGCTTCAAGCAGACAAGCGAGCATTCTGCGAACTGATGAAGCACATTAAAGCAGTAGACAGTCAGGAGAATACCGTTATCATGATGCAGGTAGAAAACGAAATCGGCATGCTCGAATCAGCCCGCGACCATTCTCCTCTTGCCGAAAAAGCTTACAGACAGGCAGTTCCTGCCCCATTGTTCAAGGCACTCAAGCTCAAGAAGAAAGGTACATGGGCAGAAGTTTTCGGAACAGACCGTTATGCTGACGAGAAATTCCAAGCATATTATTATGCCAAGTATGTAGAGCAGCTAGCCTCAGCAGGCAAAGCCATCTACAATATTCCGATGTATGTAAATGCAGCAATGAACAGCCGTGGCAGAAAACCAGGCGAATATCCTTCTGCCGGACCACTTGCCCATCTGATTGATATCTGGAAATGCGGTGCACCAAGTATCGACATCTTTGCACCAGATATCTATGATACCGGTTACAAGGGATGGGTAGAGAAATACAAGCGTGCCGACAATCCTTTCTTCACTCCAGAAGTGAAATGCGATATCAATAGCGGCGTAAAGGCATATTATACCTTCGGCGAAACAGATGCCATCAGTTTCAGTCCGTTTGCTCTCGATGAAGCTAACAACAAGGTGAAGAACAGTCTCAGACGTTCATATAAGGTTATCGACCAACTCTCTCCTATCCTGCTTCAGCATCAGGGAAAGGGAAAAAACTGGGGATTACTCTTCGATCAGAAAGATAAAGAGCGAATCATCGAAGATGGAGATATCACCATGACCTGCCGTCATTTCTTCACGCTACCATGGGATCCTCGCGCTACAGATGGAAGTAAATGGCCTGAAGGCGGTGGCTTGATTGTGAAACTAGCCAAGAACGAATACATCATAGCAGGTAATGGAATCGTCGTAGTCTTCCAAAGCAAGACTGAAAAAGCGCAAGCTGAAGAAAAGAAACTTGGTGAGGACGGATTTGTAGACAACGGTGGAACCGAAACAAAGAAACAAGCCACAACTTTCAAAGGTAAACGTATCGGTATCGGATATGTAGACCAGGTTGAAGTAGACAAAAACGGCAAATTACAGTTTATCCGTCGTGATAATGGCGATCAGGACCACCAGGGGCGCCATGCCCGCATCTCATGTGGAGACAATAAAATACTCCACATCAAGCTATACGAATACTAAATATATATATAATAAGGTATAAAGGGAATCTGCACTGGACAACTTCCGCATCGTGCCTATCACAGCCGTAAGCGTTTCTGATTTCTAATCCATCCACAGATTAGTAAAGACGAAACAAGATAATTAATCTTTTAAAGAGAAAAATCATGAAAATCTGTCGTAATCTCACTTTTTTATCGAGATTACGACAGATT